GCAATGTTCACATCCATCTCCGCTGCATTCCGGACACTCAATCTCCGCTGGCTGTTCCGGTGTTACAATGTCGCGACAACGCCCAACGCAGGACTTGCAAAGCTCACCGCATCGCACGAGGGCTGCGACTCGGATTTTTTTTTATCGTCTGGTGTTGCTGACGTTGACGCTGCCAAGAACGTGAACACCTCAACCAGTTCATCAAGCGTCAAAACATCGCCAATCGTTTCGCGGCTGAATGCGACAGGGATATTCTCCCAGCCAGTTAGACACATAGCCGCCGCGTCAAGCAAAGCGTCCATGCTGGCCGCGATGTCTCCACCGCCCAAACCTTGCAACAATGCAACCAGCTTTCGCTGCTGGTTTAGTGTCGGCGTTTTGGCGAAAATCTTCGGCTGCGGCATCTTGTCGACGTCGCAGGCCAGAACCATTGTGAGCTTGGATGAAGGGTCAAGACTTCGAGGCATATAGATCAATCAAAAGTGATGGTGAGTTCGGTATCTGCGGAACTGCCGGCGGTACACAGCCAGGTCAAATCGTCGGCCATGATCCCGTTGCGGTCGCCCTGCTGCTTGTTCTCAAGCTGAGCTTTCGGGGCGGCAATGGTGATCGAATTTCCGGTGGCTCCGATCTGCATCGAAAACGCCTGTGCTGAACTTGTCAGCCAAAGAGCGTCACGGTCCTGCGTAGCGACCAGCACCGATTCTGGATTTGCTGTAATGACTGGAGCCCGATCCGTGACGATGGCTGACACGTACCCGCTGCGATCGCTAGCATTGACGCATTCACGCATCGTCACTGTGTTGCCTGAGTCGATCTCGACCGATGCCGTGCAAAGTGCGACAGAATTCCACGTCAACGCTCCCTGAGCAACTCGAAGCGGAAGAACTGTTGGGTATGTTGGCGTGAGAATCGCGACGTCTGTTTCATTGGTCGAGTATTTGCCTGTGAAGGTAAACTCAATCATCGCTTGCTTGCCGGTCTCTGCGATGATTTTCCAAGTTCCCATTGCACCAGACAAAATCGATAACTTGCCGTCTTTGTATTCACCAATCGTAATTGTCTTGACGCCTCCAGATCCGCCAGGGCCTTGCGTCACCGGCGACAGCACCAGCGAACTGGCGACCCATCCGCAGGCCGGAAGCAAGACGGATGCCCATGTCGGCAGCGTCGTTCCGTTGTAAGACATGCCAAAGCGAACCGTGCATGTGCCCTGCATTCCTTCAGGGATGCCAGGCAGATAATTGAAACCACCTTGGCCCTCTCGGCGAGTGATTGCCACGTTCGGTTGAATGGTAAATTCTTCCGCGTTGAATGCGGCTTCGGCTGCTGTTAATGATTCTGCGGTGCCAACAGTCGTTTCAACCTTGGCAGCAAATACGCGACGACGTCTCAAAAGTCCGCTCATGATTGGTTCCTATTTCGACACGAGCCCTTCAGCCCGAAGAATGTTGAGTTTGATTCGTCGTTCCATCTGCTTTGATAGCTCTTGGCGAATGCGTTTAATTTGTGGCTTGCCAAAATTTCGTTTCAGATATGCACCCCAAACGGAAACGCCAAGCACATAAAAAATTGGCGTCTTTGCTTTTCCAGTTCTCTGCAAAACCAAACCGTTCCAACTTGGCTTAATTTGCCCTGGTCGTGGCCCCTGAAACGCACTGTTAATGCGTTGCCGCCCGCCCTGTTTGTTTATCTTGTACGAAACGCCTCGCTGGTCCTGACGTGCTCCAAAATGCTGCAATCCGAGGCGTGGCGTTTTTTGAATTCGAACTGTGTTTCGTGGGTTTTCGGCTGTGGCTTTTGAAAGAACTTTTGTGGATTCTTCTGACTTCGCTTTCTTGATGGCGATGACGCTTCGAACGTCTCGCCCAATGTCCAGTTTCGTTTTCTTTGCTGTTGCGTTGATTGCCGCTGCCAACTCTCGCCCGAATTTCTTTTTCGCTTTGCCTACCGACTCACGCAACCGCTTTAACTGCTTCGCGTCGATGTCGATGGCTATCATGCTCGCACCGTGTACAAATCGCCTTCACTGACTCGAAACATCACTGTCAGTGGTATGGCGATTCCGTCGTATCCTCCGTCTGATGTTGCCGTCTGCTGTGCTCCAAGATCTGCCAGAATTGCAAGATCTCCGAATGTGTGCCACGTTGCCGGATCGTTCACAATCGCCTTGTGAATCTCCGACTCCATAACATCTTCATACACTTCAACTGGCGTCGTGTCCTTTTCGCTTGGAGCAATGTGAACGCGAATCAAAAACGTTTGTTGATAACCGACTGCCGGAGGATTCCCCGGACAATCGATTTCCGTCAGTCGCGAAACCTCACCACGAGTCAAAACAATCAGCCCGTGTTGCGGCGTGTATGTCGCCAGCTTTGTCGGTCTGACGACATCCGCGAACGAATACGCACCAGCACTTCCGGAGACTAACGCCTGCAGCCGCGCAAAGATCTCATCTGAAATCCGCGAGACAACAGGAGTTTGAAACGTCACCGGCATATCAACACCAGCATTCCAGAGTCATGTTCAGACAGCAACTGCACTGACCGTTTCGTTGGAGTCTCTCCGATCCTTACGGCCAGCTTGATTTGATCGCCACCAGTGTTGAGTTCTTCGCTGCTGATTCCGGTCGTGGAATTATTGGCAACTCTGACTTCAAACTCTGGAACGATCTGTTCGTCTGGACCGAATGTAGACACCTGATTGCGTATCACGACAGCCTTGATGGTTCTTGCCGTCGCTGGCGTCCCAAACCGATGCGGGTGGTACGTGACTGTTTCAGCGAAGTGATCGCTGTTAAGAAACACACCAACCGCATCGGTTACGATCCGTTCCGCTAGGCTCATGTTCGTTTCGCGAGAATCTTGACGTAATCGATTGTGCAAACATCCGCATTCGTGTTTGCCGCTTTTTGCAACTGAATGATCGGCTGCAGTCCGGATGAATACGCTGACATGTCGAACGTTGTAGACGCTGCAACACGAACTCCGTCGATGTAAAACCGAACGTCACGCTTTCCGCCTGTGAAGTCGATCACGAACCGCTTGTACGTCGTTCCGAGTGTCACGCCGCTGGAAATGTCGTTTTTGTCAGTGGTGCCGTCGTCGCTTTCGCAATAGACAAGCGTCGTGCTGTTCGCTCCTTCCATGCGAAACCAAGCATGTTCCGCAACGCTGTCAGCCGTATCGTTGCGAGCCGACGACACACCGAAAACAAGAATTGATCCGCTCGTGAACGTTGCTGCACTCAGCTTGACTCGCATTTCAACACGCTGAATGTCGTCGATGTCGAACGTCAACGCGTCGTTATGATGCAAGCCAAGAATCTGCGCCTGGTTGTCTGCGGTCAATGTCAGAATTGCGGCACCAGCACTTCGCACATGCGTTGGCGGTGCAGCCCCGGTGACGTCGGTCAGCCACGGCGTGCCGATGTTTGCCGACGTTGGAAATGTCACTGTCGTGCCTTCAAAGTCATCGACGTATTCCTGAAAGTCCTGAATACCTGCCATTTCAATCACCTTTCAAAACGGGTCATCGCATTCCGCTACCGTTGGGAGTGCTTCGGAGAGCGGCGGACCACGCGGCCCGCCGTGTTTTATCCAGCCAGTGCATTACGCTCCGGCGTGCTTGTACAGGCCACGGAAGTCGATGGCAGCAACGCCAAACGTCTGACGCACCTTGTATTTGTAAACGTCCTTGTCGAAGTCCCATTCGTTCTCCAGAACTGGGGACTGCTCACCTTCGAGGAAAGTGATTTCGACCGTATCGACTTGGCTGTTGTTCGCCGCCAGAAACCATGCCGTTGAGCTTGCTGCGTCCAACAGCGGTTCAACGATGACCTTCAATGGACGGTCGCCGTTCGGTCCGTAGATGTTTTTCGTGTTACTGTTACCAGCCGCAGAACCACCAACAGACGGGTCAGCAATCGAGCCGAGCAACTGAAGTGCAGTTGCCGAGATGGCTGCAGGGACGATCAGGAATGCAGGCTGGATGTTCAAAATCACATCCGACCGCAGTCCCTTTTTGGTCATCATCGAAATAAACGCTGTGTTCAGCGTTGTCACCGATGGAGCACCTGCACCAGTCGCCAAGTTTGCGTGACCCCCGGCAGTCGTCTGAGCTGTTGCGTTAAACAGCAGCCCGGTGTCAGCCATTGCCGCGTTTGCAGTCAGAACGCCATATACGGCCTGATTCTGCAATCGTCGACACGCGGCACCCTGCATTGCAGGAATGCGGCTGATCGCGTCAAGATCATCATTGACGACGGTTTCCCATGTCACAGTGAACATGTTGCCGTATTTGTTGATCTTGTACGTTTCCTTCGTGTCGGACATTCCCGCGTCCTTGTACTCCTGCCCTTCAGGGACCATTTCAGGCGTACCCATTTCGCTGAACCGAATGCGGTTGATGTTTTTGAAGTCCGCAGTCGTTCCCGCGTCTCGCGCCCACATATTCCATGTGTACGGAGCTTCCTCGTATCCGGCCAGAAGCGTCTTGTTCGCCGCGTCAAGCAGCAGATTGGAAAAGCTGCCAGTCGTGTGGTACGCATCACGTTGAATTCGGAATCGATTCATTGATCCCGGATGGCCCATCGCAACCAGTGCGATGTCTTTTGCTGCCATGCGTCGAACATCGCAGCCCATCTTTTCCGCGTACATTTCGGCAACGCGGCCCAACTTCATGCTGACGAAGTCCTGATGTCCGGCCGCTGGATTTGCCAGCGTCTGGTTTCGCATTCCGCTGGCTCGCAGAGTTCGCATGATCAGGCCATCACGGGCCGCTGCGAACAGCTTGTCATCGGCTGATTCTGTGACGCTGACACGTTCGGTCGACTGACCGGCAGGTTTGTTAGCCATTCGCTCCAAGATCCTTGTTCTTGCGGTGTTGAGGTCAACGCCGTCGTCACAGAGACTGTCGGCCACTGATCGCTCGATTTTGTGAACAGTGCAAAGAGCCTGAATCTCCTTGCGTCGTTTCGCATCAGTCCGCAACGCACGGCTGATAGCTTCCTCAACTTTCTTCTTGTCTTCTTCTGGATCAGTCGCACCGTCCATGTTCTCGACTTTCTTTTCTTCCTCTGGTGGCTTCATGTCGCCGTCCATGTTCTCGACTGGTTCCGATGGCTCTGCCATTGCGGATGCTCCGAGCTTTCCGACAACCCACGCCAAGATCTGGTTTGGGTCGGTCATGCCTTCAGGGAGCCCCATTGCTGCCAGTTGCGTCAATAGTGCCTCGTCCATTCGCGTTACCTTTCTTTCGAGGTCTGTATATGACCTACGGACAGTAGAGTGCTCGTCTGCACCAGTGGCACAAATCGAAGCGTTATGTGGCTGCCATCGCACATGGATGACTGCCGGACCATCGATCACCGCTCCGCGTTTCGTCGTGTAGCTTTGGCCATGTGGCACAAAGAGCGATTCCATCGGAACGGCTGTGATTGAAAAATCTGTTATGTGCCCTTCATCCATTCGCGTGCGGATGACTTGTGATTCTGCATCACTGGCAAACGACGGCACACCGTGCAGCTCTCCGTCGATCACCTGCATTTGTCGGATTGAGCCAAAGATGTTCCGAACGCTTCTGTCGTCGTGTGAGTCGACGATTGGAATCTGTGATTGATTTGCCCGAAGAACGACGCCATCCATCAACAGCACTTCGTTGATGACGTACCCACGGTCTTCGTCGTATCGTCGAACTGGCGTCTCCGTAGCAATGACGACATCCGAAACGCCGGTCGACACTCCAACCGATCGCATCACGACGCATGTGGCTTTCAGTGGTGGCAGCTTGCCTTTCTTACTTGGCATTTTCTGTCTCCGGAACTTGATCCAAATCCGTGTCAACAGTTCCGTCTGACGCATCCGCCAACAGCATTTGTGCCGTTGCTTCCGTCAGCCCGAGCGACTGCAAAAATACCTTTGACTTTGTTTCGCTGGCAGTGCCTGCGATGTACTCCGCAAGAATGTCTTCAATCGCCTTGCGATTGCGGCCCCATTGCAGCCGAGACATGTCAGACATCTCACCGGCTGGCGGTGCTGGTTGTCCCGGTTGCGGAACGGCAGACGCTGCCGCCATTTGCTGGCCTTCAGCCTGCGTTGCTTCAACCTTTGCCATGTCGGCAGTGACAAGACCAAGCTGACGTTTCAGCTTTTCTTCTTTGGCTCGCTGATAAAACACGTTCTTCCAGTGCTTCCCACGCTGACCGAGTTCGTCTTGGTATGTGCTCTGGAATGAGTTCAACGCAGAGTCAGACGCTGATTGTTCGCTCTGTGGGTCTACCCATTCCCATGCTGGAGTTTGCCACTCGACCGCAGTCGCGGCACGACGGTCGGCAAGTATTTCGGACATCGACGGAAAGCCGTCAACGCCTGCCGTGGCGGCCTGATCACAGAATCGATCCCAGATCGGCTGGCACATGTGCTGTACGTCATAGCGTTGCCACCTACGGAAACGACGACGATCTTCGAGCATACTTGTGCGGCTGCTGCTGTAGCTTGTGCCGCTGTAGTTCCGGCTGACGACTTCGTACGACAGGCCCGTACCAACCGAAATACCCCGCAGCATTAGATTGATCCACGGTTCCGATGCTGAGTTAGGACGCCCCGGATTGATCGACTCAACTGATTCCCCTGGCTGCAACCGTACGACCATCGCCGGTTCAAGATACTCGAACTGATTGCCGTTGATGTCGCTCGACTCATCGTCGGTCGATGGCATCAAGCCAGTTCCGCCGCGTCCGTTCGTTGTGATCGCTACGCCGAAACATGATGCGACCGCAGACGCTTGAATCTCATTGTCGACATAAACGCCGAGATCTCGCAGCCACGACAGCACAGGAGCAAACCACGACACGCCGCGAGTTTGCCCAATCCGGTCGACTCGGTACAAATGCAGGATCTCTTTTGCGTCGATCCGTACCGGAAGAACACGGGTGGCGTATGGCCCGTTTGGATGCTCCGGATAGATCCAGTACGCAAGCGGCTTTCCGAGATCATCGAGTTCAACGCCTCGAATAACTTTGTTTCCGTCCTTGCTGTGAATCTTGTAAGTGTCTTTGTCCGTCGCCAGTCGGTCGGCTTCAATCAGTTCCAAGGCAAACGGAACAGGGCGATAAATGCCGCGATACTTGTTTGACGGAGTGTTCACAAGGTGGATTAGCACCTCGCCAGCCTCGACCATTTCACGCTGTGCCAGTTGCTGAATTTCTGCAAAGTTCAGACGCCCGTTGACGTCACATACTTCGCACCATTCCTGCCACACCTTGTCGCGGACTTCGTTGACGTCTTCAACGTCAGTCCCTTCCGGCGTTTCAACTTGTGACTGTGCTGTAATGCCTGTGCCGATGACAGAACTGACGATTGTGTCGACTACGCCCCAGGCATAAGCGTTGTCACGAACCAACGCGCGGGACCATGCTCGAAGTGAATCAGCACCGAACGGCCCCAGCAATTCACTGTCTGCTGACTGGTTCTTCGGCTTCTTGTTGTTCGTCAGCCGGCTGGCTTCCGCCCCGGCGTACATTCTCTGAAGCGTCTTGCGGTGTTGCGTGCGACGAACCGCAGCCTGTGGGCTGAATACGCCAATCAACTTGTCGAGGGCTGTGCCGATCATTGGCGAGCCCTCTGAAACTTGGCGACTCGGAACATGCTGCCGGAGCCTGACTCGCGGTCAGCCTCCATCTGGAGCATTCGGCGTTGTTCAAACAGAGTCGGTAAGTCAAGCGATGTCACCGAACGTGAGCCGATCGAGTACGACGATGCCCCTCCGGTCAGGAGTGCTTCAATCGCTGCTTCGATCTGAGCAAGTAGTGATGCCGCTGATGCCATGCCCGCATGATTGCGGTGCCATGCTGCGACGCGATAGATTGGGATGGCGTTTTGTTGCTATGGTGTAGCATTGGCTACATGTGATGATTTACGCATGGCGACATCCAAGCACTGCTGAACTGTGTCGCCGTGAACGTGCTGCGAAGCAACTGAAAACATTTCCAAATAGTATGGATGGTTGCAGTCTTGATCTCCGCATTTCCTAAACGACGGCAGATTCTCCGCTATCCATGCGAGGTATTCTTGATCGCTGTGCAATGGCTGATAATCAACGATCGCGTAGGCGTGAAGTCGCTTCCTGAACGCTGACCCAAGCTCAAAGCTGTGGAATGATTTCAACCGCGTTCGAATAGCCGCTATTGTTGGCCGCATCACTCAATTTCCTTCCACGTTGCCCCGCAAAACCCACACTTACAATACCGCGTCCGGCCTTGCGTACTATACACGCGGGAGCACGATTTGCCTTTGATGCCCTCGTCAAGATCACGCAAACGCTGGCAGGCAGTACATGCCTTTGGAACAAATGATGTCACTCGTGGCTTTGGTTTAACGTCTTCTGAGACTGTTGACCCATCCGCCTGCTCGTTTCTTTGGGGCTCCATGACGTTGGCCTGCAGGCTTTCCGGCTGGCGGTTTTTGTTGTGCTTGCTCATTTGGGGCTTTCGGTCTTGGAGTAACTGACTGGCCATTCGGAGTCTCTGGAGTCGGGGATAGGAGATAAATGCCGCGAGCACTTGCCGCAGCCGCTGCGTTGTATGTGGCGTCGAGCCAGTGGTTGTTATCGCTTACCACGTTCCAGTATGTCTTGAGCCCTTTACCTTCTTTAAACTCGCTGACAAGTTCTTCGGCGACGATGTGCTGAGCGTACGATGTGTGTTTTTTGTCGCCCGGCTGATTGAACAGCGACAACGCACCGCGGCGCAGAAAGTTCTGTTCGTCAAACGTCGGCGTCAGGAATCGCTCGTGGATGAATTGCTTCCAATAATCTGTATTGAGTTCGTACAGCCAAAGACCCTGAGTTTCCTGATAGGCTGCGTGGAAATGATTGCCGGGCTTTATTTTGTCAGTTTCCGTCGTCTTGTCGCGATAGTTTCCGATACCCTTGGACACGTAGAACGGAGTCCCGCCTACGTCTCTAACAAACTGGTACGCCGCGTCGGTGAACGTTCCAGAGTCGACGAACACCGCATCAACCTTGCGAGAAGCTCCAGCCGCGTCGACATACTTTTTGTTCAAGATCTCATCACGCCAGTTTAGCAACGCTTTGTAAATCTGTGGCTCGCTTGCCTGATTGTCCATTCCCTTGTCTGTTCCAGCCACTTCAGCCCGGCCGTAATCGATTACGCATCCGCCAGCACCTTTCCACCATGCAATCACAACCCAATGGCAAAGATACTTTCCAAGGTCAATCGCTGCTGTCACGCACGAGGCATTGGCAGGCAACTGGCCGCGATCCAACCCGCTCAATCGACCTGCCACCATTTGCCACGATAGCCCGCTTCCCTGTGGCCCGACTTCCTCCGGAGGATCGTTGTCGATTTCCGTCGCAACCGCTTCCTCGCCCCAGTCGGCAACCTTGTTGAAATACGATTGAATCGCAGAAAGCTCAAGCGGTTCACCGTCTTCGTGAATCGTGCCGTCAAATGATGACGCATTACTGACGACGCAATCCCGCTCAATCTCTGCTCGATTGTCACGCCAGAACCGAAAAGCCTCTCGTGCGTCAGGGTCATCGTCTGCCCGCTCGATTCGTTTGGTCATGTATTCCTGAACCAAGTCCATGCGGTCGGGCCGCTTGATCATCTTGCGGTATCGCTTGCCCTTCCAAGACGGTTTTTTCTTTGGGTCGGTAAACTTAAACGCTATGCACTTGCGATTCTGAATGGTGCAAAGAAACACGCGGGCAACGCGACGTGCTGACGATGCAAGCCCGGCGATATCCTTTTCAATGATGTCTTCGTTTTTCTCGATAACAGCGTCCGACTCGGCTGCCTGGCGGTCCTCGATGTCGTCTATGATTGCAATATCGGGCCGAATGTCTCGATAGTTGGTTCCGCGAATACCGCCGTCAATCCCAATCGATGCGAGGATCTGGCCCCGGCTGACTGGCTCGATATTCTCCGGCCAGTCATCCGGCAATTGATGACGTCCAATGGTCGGATAAATGAGGTGATCGGCCGCCAGTTCTAAGCGACTAAACTCACCAGCAACCGTTTGCATCCGCGCCCGGCTTGACCATCCGCCGACAGCCTTAAACGGCTGACAGATCTCTGGGAAGTCCTGCAGCAGCAGTTCTGATTGCTGGAGCTTTTCGCGGACTGTCCGCAGTTCAGATTCGCTCTTTCGTTGGTTTTTTCCGATAACGATTGGGAACACCGCAAGGCCGGTTAAAGTCAAATACAGTGCCGTGTAAATGGCAAGCTTTGTTTTGCCTTCGCCACGAGTTCCCGCAATAGCTTGGTCGCCGCCGTACATCGCAGCCCTGACGATTGAGTCGTGCATATCGCGACGGTCAGCCGTGAATGGCTCAAAGAACACTTCCGGAAAGTACGTCGTCAGAAACAGTTCTCCATCCTGAAGTGCGTCACGCCTGCGAATTGGGTCTTTGGGAATGGGGATTTTGATGTCGCGATCTGAGGCCCGCTTTTTGGCCATTCGGTCGCTTTGTTTGGACCGCTCATCATTCTGCAGCAGTGGCTTTGTGATCGGATGCGATCTTAGCCAGCTCTCCAGTTGGGAGGTGCTTAATGATTGCAAGTAATTGTAATCGTCGCTGATCATCAAGAGCCTGTTTTTTCAGGGCGAGTTCTTCACGTTTCACGTCGGCCTTATCTGCCCGCACAAGTGCATCAAACGCCTTCACCTTCATTTCATCATCAGCAGAGTTTTCGATCACGTCGAACAGATCGTGAACGGCTTGACTCTTGCGGGCATCGCATTTGTCCAGCCATCCGCTCACGAGTGCTCTCCCAGTCAATTTCACGTCTGCGATTGTTTTTAGTGGCATTCCGCCCCCTACCCCAAAACGACCGGCAGGAACGCACTAACTCTCATTTCAGAATCCGGGGCTTTTTTCAT